TCAGGAGCATTTCTGATTAACGCCACCGTTAAGAATCCACCCATCAACAGCTTCACGAAGGTATGATTTGGGGTGGGTTCTGACTGGCTTCGGAAATCCGTGCCGTTTGGTATAGTTCCAGATTGTCTGACGTGATGAAACACCGAGCTTGTTCATCACTTCTTTCTCAGGAATCAGGCTGGTATCGGTCATCTTAATTCTCCAGGCAAAAAGAAACCGCCATCAGGCGGCATGGTGTTCTTTCAGTTCTTCAATTCGAATATTGGTTACGTCTGCATGTGCTATCTGCGCCCATATCATCCAGTGGTCATAGCAGTCATTGATGTTCTCTGCTTCGATAACTCTGTTGAATGGTTCTCCATTCCATTCACCTGTGACTCGGAAGTGCATTTATCATCTCCATAAAACAAAACTCGCCGTAGCGAGTTCATATAAAAGAAATCCCCGCGAGTGCGAGGATTGTTATTCACCTTTTACGGCAAGTTGCAGGTTAGCCACGGTTAACCTCCTGCGGCGGTTCTGGTAGCGGCATCCAGTGAGTTATTTCATCGGCAAAGATATCTGAGTTAAGTTCCGTCCAACTATTCCAATACCCAGATTCATCCCACCATTTAACCTCGACATGCTCTCCGTCGGTCACTAACACATCAGCATACCCTTTCGGCATTCGCTCACTACAGCTTATCCAACCATCCGGAGTTACCGGAGAGTTGCCATTTACATCGAAGTTTGGCTCTGCGTCCTGAACCAGGAGGATGTAACCATTCTTGGCTGTATCAAGTTCTAACGCCTCGGTGACGGTGCCGAAATAGCGATTACCTAAATCAGCATCACAAGTGCTTACATCAATGGAAACTTCCATGCCTTCGATTAATTCTGGCAAGTTGTAAGTTTGGCTTACAGGCTCTGCTTCCAGCGATGCCAGCGCAATCCGTGCCAGTTCCATTTGTTCGCCACGAGTAAGTCCGTTATCAAGCGGATTTTTAATGAATAATTTGATACGTTCTTTGGTTATAGCGCTCATATCACTCTCCTTTGGTGCGAATGCCAGTGGTACTCATTCTCCTGATTTCCCAGAGCACACGAGGAATACCACCGTTTCCGACCGGATCGCGTTTACTCCGCAGGGCGACGCTTGATTCCGCCCAGCTTTTTCTTGGAGGAAGCTCTTTCACACGAACAAAACCAGCTGCGCGAAGAGATGCTCCTGATTCATCTGCCTGGGTGTACGTAATACAACGTTGATAACCCATAGCTTTTGCTGCCCGCCAGACAGCACCATAAAGCGCGCTGTTAGCGTTGCGTTCTCCTGTGGTACATGTGCGATTTACTTCAAGCGTTAATCCATCGTCCAAATGTCGTGCAACAGGTCGACCAGCTGTCGCCACACCTATCAATTCTCCGGCATTATTTCTCAGACCAATGCTGAATTTATGCCCCACTGGTGGTTTATTGTGTCGGTGGTGCTGTGCGATAAATTCCTGCGCCGCTTTCAGCGTTATAGGTGAAATGACCATCACTCAGACTCCTCCTTGATGCCAGCGGCGCGCTCGGCTTCACTTTGTTCCCAAAACCACTTGTGAAGCGCCATAAGCTTTTCGTCAATCGGTGCATATTTGCGATTAAAGTAGGCCTGAGCATCTTTCTCAGATTCGTCCGGTAATTCGCCAGGGCCAAACAGTGTGTTATAAATCCATGCCAGTCCGCTCTTAGCGTCGCCAGTTGCCTGCCATTCGATAATGGCAGCCTGCATGACCAGAATGTTTTTCCCGATTAATAGGTCCAGTTCTTTGTACCGGTTGCGGATGTATGCATTCTCGCTTTGTAATTCAGCGTTTCGCTTCTCTGCTGCTTCCAGCTCATCCAGCAGCGCCAAGACGGTAGCCGGATTGGCTGCGGCGATGAATTCAGCATTGGCCTGCTGTTCCATTTGGAAATCTTCATCGAAACCGCTTTCTGGATGTGCTCCTTCAATTCTGCAAATGGGAATATATCCAGCAGCCTCGCGATGAATTAGTGCATCATCACCATCAAATCCCTCCTCTCCATATTCGAGCGACCACACACCACTCGTTGCTTTCTCTGCCTTTTCACGCAGTGCCTGATAGTCAATCTTGCTCATTGGTTGCCTCCTTTGCGAAGCTGGGCGGCTAACTCGTCACATATGTGCGTCAAAGAGCAAAGTTTGATTGATGGATGTTCGCGCATCATCTCTACCCCTTGCGCCCGCACTTCAGCCAGGAAGGCGTCGGTGGCCGGGGTTTTGCAGGACATTTGAATTGTCTTCTCTGTGTATAAAACACCCGTTCGATTGGCGGTATACAAGATGGTGTTTACAGCATCTTGATGTGCTGATTTCACAGCCTCAACTTCAGCAGCCAGCGCCGCGCACTTGGCCTCCGCTTCAGCAAATTTACGCACCAGATATTCAGCGTTTGTTTCGTTAACCTTTAAATCTCGTGGGATGCATTTACCTTTCAGAAATCCATCCATCTCAATTAGTGACATTTGTTTCATTTCTTCCCACTCCGCCACATCGCATTCAGATATTTGTTGTCATTAACAGAACCGAAACTCTTTCTCTTAAGCAAGTCCTCTCATGGTAAATTCCTCAGTCATTACTGATAGCGCCATAGCGTGAGCGGTAATTACGCAGGCGCGGGTCGATATATTCAGGGAAGTGGGTATATGTGGCTTTGCGGAATGGTCGGATTGATGTCTGGTAAATTCGCTCGCGTTCTTCTTTCTCTGCAAGCCATATACAGTGGCGAAATTCCTTTTCCTCTTTCGTTTCCTGCGGTAGAGACATTATTCGATCGTAGTTTTTTCTGAATTTATCCAGCACCTCCGATACGGAATTGCCGGAACAGCGGCGCGGGTCATCCGCACCATACAAAGGCGCTGGCATAATTAAATCCTTATTTTTCTAAATCAGAATGGGATGGAATCGTCGTATTCAGGATTATTTTGATGATTGCTACTTTGCTGCTGTTGGCTGTTTCCTGAAGTTGCAAATCCAATCTTTGCATTCAGTAATTCAAGAGTGATTGATTGACCATTTTGCCCCTGATAAACATCAACCCTGATGTTTTCTCCGGTAATTTCTACAATGCCTCCTTCAACCAGAACGCTACGATAGTAATCCGCTTGCGCTCCCGGCTTGGCAAATACAACGGCGCTGTAGTTTGTCCATTCTTTCTTTTTTGTCTGGCGATCGTAATACTGAACGCCAGCACGGATGTTGAATCCGATATTTTCCCCGCCCTGAAACTCTCTTGCGGGTTTGTTTAGTCTTACTGTAATCGAATGTGCCATTAAGCAGTTGCCCCTTCTAATTCGTCTCGTCTGATGTTGTAAACGTCCTGCGCTTTGTGCTGCTCCGGCGTCCCTTCGAGCATCTTCCACGCTTTGGCGAACGCCTGTTTAAGCTCTTCTACGGTGTTTTTCTGCATTGCTGCGTCAGTGAATGCTTTTAGAACCTGTTCAGGTGTAAGTGATGGTTTTGATTGCTTTGCTGCTGCGTTCTGCTGATGTTTATGCTCGTCTGTATCTGCATCTTTCGCATCATCAATGCCGAACAAACCATTGAGGCAATACTTGCGTGCATAAGAGCTTGTAGCTCCCGTAACTTGTGCAGAATCCATTCCTTTCTTGCTTTCTTCCTCTCGTGCAAGAGCGGTTGCCGTATGACTGTTTTCGCCATCGGTAATAGTTGCCGTGGCTTTCACGTAATACCGATCACCAATCAACACAACTTCATCGCTGATTGATAAAAACAGACCGTTCAGTAACGGCTTAACGCCTTCAAGAATATCTTCGCAGCTTCTGTATTTATATTTGCCGAATGAGTTGTACTGATTCTTTGGCGCGTTCAGATTCTCCTGAATAGCTGCCAGTCTTGCGTAAAATTCTTTGCTCATATGATTGCTCTCAGAATGGACACGGCCCAAGGAAATAACGCTGATTTAATACTTCGACTCGGGACAAATTAAGGCATACCCGCATTCCTTCGCGGTCACCATTATGGCGATACCAGAGAGCTTTCTGCGTGTACATGCGTCTCTGTAACTTGCTCTCCTTCACTGTGGTTGCAAGTGACATGAATATCTCCTTCGTTACCGATTAATTCTTTTATCTGACGAATGAATTCTTCGTCTGACAAGTTATCCGTAAAACTCATGGACGGCCTTGTTGTTTCAAAATATCCCAAAGCTTTTCGAGCAAGCTTTTCATTCTTGGTTGTTTAAAGTCTGCTCCGGTTAAAATGTTTTTTCGTGAATGCTGTACCGATAAAATCGGGTTGAAAGGGCGAACCGATGCCGCCCCTGCAATAGCGAACTGTTGCATAGGATGCTCCTTCTGTTTGATTGCATAACGAAAACGCCTCGAGTGAAGCGTTATTGGTATGCATATAAAAAAGCCCTCACACTGGAGGGCAAAGAAGATTTCCAATAATCAGAACAAGTCGGCTCCTGTTTAGTTACGAGCGACATTGCTCCGTGTATTCACTCGTTGGAATGAATACACAGTGCTTATTCGTACTAATAAAACACCCAGTTTTCTGTTTCTTGGTTGTGTCCAAAGTTATATTCAATACCTGGTGTTGATGTATCAATATTCTTCATCCCATCAACAAGAGTTGATACAACAGCCAAATCTTGTTTGATTCTCATCAAATGGTATTTCTTCCGGCGCAATAAACTTTCAATGGCAAGTTTCTTCGTCGGGAATGCAAAAGATCTTTCTGCATTTTTTGCTACTTTCTTAATTGCATATCTATTTCTCCTTTGTTTCCATTCCTGTAACCACTGATTTGGTGCTGGTTTAAAATTAACAATCCAATGCGCAGGAACCAACCATGCATAATGCTCTGTCTGATGAAAAGCTATATATTGAAGTGCGAATATTTTGATTCCATCTTCTTCAACTGTCGCTTGGAATCTCCAGAAAACAGGCATTCCATCATGTTCAGTTTCTGATTCAGGAAAAGGTACGCTCCATGATTTTGTCATATATCACCTCAAATAAGTGGTTTGCTGCCTAATTTCATTTTCTGGCGACCAACACAAGTCACACCCATTTCACTGCGTGGCTTGCGGTAGTAAATACGGTTCTGTTTACGCTCGACTTCTTCTGCCTTCTTGCAGCGAAGGCTTCCGAGTGATGCTGCTTTATCTGCTCTGACGCAACCAGAGAGCTTTAGCGCAATTTTTCGCGCCAGTCGCTGCTCTTGCATTGCCTGTTCACGTTGAGCCTGTCTGCGTGCTCTGCGGCGATTTCTGGCGTTATCGTCAGCCAGATATGTAATGACCACTGTCATGTTGACCTCCGATGAAACAACTTTGGAATTTTTTTTATTACAAAGTGGTTTCCTTCCCCGCCAATTAGACGGGGATGGAAGAGCATTTATGAGCCTTTATGGACTCTGCTCGATCAGTTCTATTTAATTAATCTCTCAATTGAATGTAAGTATTCACATAAATCCTCCTACCTCTTGTGCAGCTTTCTTGAATATGGTGGCGGCTGCATAACGCCTATGGAATTGACTTTGGCGGTGACGCGCCGGGTGCTTATCTTCCGGTTGCCGTCGTGCAGCTGCACTTCACGTCACCCCAAAGCCAACTACTCTTTGGTTCCCGCATTTCGGCGGGACAATCCCATCAATGTTAAAGAGCCTGCCAAGCTGTTCCGTTTGGCTTCCAGCGTCCTGCTGATGGCTAAAGAATACGGTAGGTATTTTATTGTGTAAATACCCAAGGTATTTATTTTTGGTGAAATAATGATAAGCAAATGAATACAAAGGATATTTATTTTTTCGGTGTCTGCTTGTTCAGTGCTTTTTATGCGGGATATGTGAAGTGGATCCCGATAGCTATTGCTGCCGGGATTATAGGTTAGTCAGCGAAGGTTAAGACGAGAATTACCTTAATGATGTCTGCTACAACAGACACGGCCATAGATAAACCAAAAACGATCCAAGCCATATAGATGTCTTCACTACCATCGTATAGAGTTCCGTAATCACTGGTGTAAGGCGTAAATGTCGCGCCTTTATACAACAGGTATAAGCTTGAACCATAGAGGATAAATGCAGATATCCCTTGTATTGCTATGATCACTAGAATCATGAAACGAGCTGATCTATGCGCCCAAGCCTGGCTTATTTTTTCTGATAGAGATTTCGCAATAAAAGCATGCGCTAAGCCGTAAATTGTCGAGATTGCCAACATCCCAAAAAAGCTTGCTATAGCGGTTCCAACCATAAGCGCCCCTTGCGTGATCAAACCAGCCTTAGTTTTGTCTCAATTGCAACGCCTATAATCTTGCAGTTTCCATTGATTGGCACGAGAGGCCATGCAGGGTTAAGTCCCTTGAGGTATTTATTTCCGCCGTCGATTATCAGCTTCTTGAATGTTGCTTCGTTAGAGTCAGAAAGTTTTGCTATGACCAAGCTGCCGTTGATCGCCTCCCTTCCGGTATCGAAAAGAACGAATGTTCCCTCTGGAATGCTTAACCCAACCGGTGCCGTCATTGAATCACCTTCCACTTTAAGCCAGAACGCATTACCTTGAATATGCGCGTCAGACTCAAGCCAAACATCTATGTCTTTAATGGTGTATGGTTCGCATGCTTCACACCACGAGCCAGCCTGGATACTGCTTAACACCGGATACCTCTTTCCTGCTCTGTATTCCCCTGCATACCTTACGTTGGCATCGCTCTTAAGGCTTTCTGCCTGTTCTGCAACCTTGGCAGCAATTGACTGGCTAAAATCAGCAATTGAGACTTGCAACAATCGTGCAAAACCAGATGCAACCTCAACGTTTAGCGCGTTTCTGCCATTAAGATAATGCCCTACCGCTCCTTGGGTGATACCCAGTTCATCAGCGATTGAGTATTGGGTTATTCCCAATTCTTTCTTTTTTGACTCATACAAAGCCTTAAGCCGCTTAGCGTCTTCCAGCTGTTCTGTCGTCAGTGATTTTTTATTTTCCATAGCTTAATTCTAATAGCTAAGGTACTTAAACTAAAAATACCCTGAGTATTGATTGCTTTGAATACCTGTAGTATTCTTTGTTCATGGTTAATAACGGAGAGTGCATATGATTCGAATGACACTTGCCGATTACGCCAAAATCCATGGACAGGCTAAAGCAGCCAGTGACTTTGGTGTAATCCAGTGCGCTATCAGCAAGGCCATTCTGGCAGGTCGTAACATTATGGTTACGGTAAAGCCTGATGGCAGTGTGATTGGAGAGGAAGTTCGTCCTTTCCCAAGCAACAAGAAAAACAAATAGTAACACCGCTCTTTAACAGTCATGGTCATCATTCCCGCCGAAATGCGGGAATACAACGCGCATAAGTTGATGCGCATAACTTCTTATTAGTTAAGGAAATACTTACATATGGTTCGTGCAAACAAACGCAACGAGGCTCTAAGAATCGAGAGTGCGTTGCTTAACAAAATCGCAATGCTTGGAACTGAGAAGACAGCGGAAGCTGTGGGCGTTGATAAGTCGCAGATCAGCAGGTGGAAGAGGGACTGGATTCCAAAGTTCTCAATGCTGCTTGCTGTTCTTGAATGGGGTGTTGTCGACGACGACATGGCTCGATTGGCACGACAAGTTGCTTCGATTCTCACCAATAAAAAACGCCCGGCGGCAACCGAGCGTTCTGATCAAATACAAATGGAATTTTAACAACATCCAACGAGGTAATTATATGCGAAACAAAGGCTTTAATCCACCTGATACACACAAAGAAGCTAAGCGTTTGCGCTTCCTTCGTTCCATTGATGAAAGAACTCAAATCTCTTTTGTGAAAGTTGCCAGAACTGAGCTTCTGAAGGCTGAGGCGAGGGCGTTGCTCCCGTCTCTACCAAAAGAGGAGGGATATACGTTCATTCCAAACGCATTTCTGGAAAAGCTTCTCAAAGAAGACATATCCGTAAGTCAGTTTAACGATGTTCTTAAGGTCTTTCGTCAAGGCAGGTAGTTATGAGCAATACAGCAAAAATCTACGATTTCAGCGCCGCACACGAGCGCAGGAGCAACAGGATGGAGAACCAGAAAACTGGTTACATTCCGTTGTACCGGAGCATTCTGAAACAGTCATGGGCGAAAGATGTTTATCTTCGCACCCTGTGGGAAAACCTTCTCCTGAATGCCGCCAGAAAGCCATACAAAGCGAATTTCAAAGGTCATGAATGGCATCTGCAACCCGGTCAACTGGTTGTGACAGCAGCTGATTTAGGTCTTCAGTTATGCGACAGACATGGCAAGCCAGCAAGCCGTGATCAGGTTGAGCGGATGCTTCAGGTTTTTGTGAAAGAGGGGATGATCTCCATTGATGGAGAGAAGCAAAAAGGCCGTGTGATAACCATCACAAATTACCATGAATATGCTCAAAAAATGGACAATTTACCCGCACATGAAGCCGCACAAACAACCGCACATGATGCCGCACATGATGAAGCCAGCAATAGCGCGGCTTTCAGCGTACATGCCGCACATGAAAGCGCACATGAAGCCGCACAAACAACCGCACATCATGAACAAGAAGGTATTAACAAGAATATAAATAATACCCCCCTACCCCCCAATGGGGGAGGCGATGGGCAGGTTAAACCTGAACGTCGCAAGGCAGAACGAATCGACTACGAATCCTTCCTGAACGCCTACAACACCGAAGTCGGTGACAGACTTCCACACGCTGTTGCGGTCAACGAGAAACGCAAACGCCGCCTGAAGAAAATCATCCCGCAACTGAAAACGCCAAACGTGGACGGTTTCAGAGCGTATGTCAGGGCGTTTGTGCATCAGGCCAAGCCGTTTTACTTCGGAGACAACGACACGGGCTGGACGGCAGATTTTGATTACCTGCTGAGAGAAGACTCGTTAACGGGTGTACGGGAAGGGAAGTTTGCAGACAGGGGGATTGCATGAGACAGGATATCGAAGCGAGCGTTATCGGTGGCCTGCTGATTGGTGGATTAACACCAACCGCCAGCGACGTTCTGGCAACGCTTGAGCCGGAAGCGTTTTCAATTCCGCTCTACCGGAAAGCCTTCGAGGTTATCCGCAAGCAGGCGCGAAACAGAAACTTAATCGACGCGCTGATGGTTGCCGAGGAGTGCGGCGAGGAGCATTTCACGTCAATCCTGATGACCAGCAAAAACTGCCCGAGCGCCGCAAACCTGAAGGGATATGCCGGAATGGTCGCGGATAACTATCACCGCCGTCTGGTGCTGGAAATCATGGATGAAATGCGTGAACCAATTCAGAGCGGAACCATCGACGCATCGAGTCAGGCGATGGATGAGCTTGTAAAGCGTCTTTCAGCCATCAGAAAGCCCCGTGACGAGGTTAAACCTGTACGGTTAGGGGAAATCATCACTGACTACACTGACACGCTTGACAGGCGTCTGAGGAACGGAGAAGAGTCAGATACCCTGAAGACCGGAATCGAAGAACTTGATGTCATCACCGGAGGGATGAACTCGGAAGACCTGGTGATTATCGCTGCTCGTCCGGGTATGGGGAAAACCGAGCTGGCGCTGAAGATTGCCGAAGGCGTTGCAAGCCGCGTTATTCCTGGTTCTGACGTCCGGCGCGGAGTGTTGATTTTCTCGATGGAAATGAGCGCATTGCAGATCGCAGAGCGAAGCATTGCCAACGCCGGGAGGATGTCGGTTAGCGTACTGCGAAATCCTGCATCGATGGATGACGAGGGCTGGGCACGTGTTGCTAAAGGCATGAGTCAGCTTGCAGATTTGGATGTATGGGTAGTCGATGCCTCGCGGTTATCGGTAGAAGAAATTCGCTCAATCGCAGAGCGGCACAAACAGGAAAATCCAAACCTCTCACTCATCATGGCGGATTATCTTGGCCTGATTGAGAAGCCGAAAGCAGATCGCAACGACCTCGCAATTGCTCACATCTCCGGAAGCCTGAAGGCGATGGCGAAAGACCTGAAAACGCCTGTTATCTCCCTGAGTCAGCTTTCGCGCGATGTTGAGAAGCGACCAAACAAACGCCCGACAAACGCAGATTTGCGTGATTCAGGAAGCATTGAGCAGGACGCAGACTCAATCATCATGCTCTATCGGGAAGCGGTATATGACGAGAACAGTAGCGCCGCGCCATTTGCTGAAATCATCGTGACGAAAAACCGTTTTGGCTCACTTGGTACGGTTTACCAGCGGTTCTGCAACGGACACTTTGTTGCATGTGACCAGGATGAAGCCAGACATATTTGCACAACATCAAATGCACCCGCTGCACGTGGCAGACGATATGCACAAGGGGCTGACGTATGACCATCTACATCACTGAGCTAATAACAGGTCTGCTGGTAATCGCAGGCCTTTTTATTTGGGGGAGAGGGAAGTCATGAATCTGGATGAGCAAGATGCACAAACTATTAGCTCATATATAAGGGCATCAAGACCAGATTACAAAGGCCCGGTATTCGTAGATTTATCTCGCCTTGAGGAGATTTACATGTGGGAAGCAAGGCTACTTACGCATCTTTTTATTCGCAAGATGACTAGCAACATTACAAAACCAATGTAACTGGAGAGGTGAATATGAGCACACTCGCAGACCTTATTCATGCCGATATGGCGGAAGATGGAGCAAGGCGTAATAGGTACTGGAAATCATCAAGCCTTCCAGTTTGTGAAAGATTCAACCACAGGCCAAAACCAAAACGTAGTCGAAGAGACAAAGTGTTGAAAAAACTCATGCAAATTAACATGGCTGGTTTTGTCAGATTCGTGAGTGAAACGACTAACGGGGATTGATATGGGCGAATCAAGAAAGCAGTTTGAAGAAAGTTGGTTGCGACGTGGAGGCGAATCCTCAGACCTTATCCGTTACCCTGAAAATCACCATGAAATTGGCAGTGGTAATATTGGTGGTCAATACGTGATGGACGATGTTCAAGGCCACTGGCAAACGTGGCAGGCATCGCGATCAGCTATTGAAATAACCGCGCCAAAGTTTATCGACAGCAGAGAAGCATTAGCCAAAGGGTTTACTGTTGATTATTCCAATGGCTTCGGTGATGGAATGGATGCTTATGAGGAAAACATCCGCGCTGCTGGAGTCAAAGTGAAGGAGTAACGATGAAGCAAACAATCTTCCTCCGAAGTAAGCAACAACAGCAAGCCGCGATCAACGCCATCCTCGCAACACCACTCGATAAAGACAAGCCAGTCACCATCCGCATTACTGACTACAAGCGCAACCTTGACCAGAACGCAAAATTTCACGCGATGGTCGCAGATATCGCTAGGCAAGTTCAGTGGCGCGATAAATGGTTAAAACCAGAACAATGGAAGGTTTTGTTGATAAGCGGTCATGCAGTGGCAACAAAACAGGAAGCTGATGTTTTGCCCGGGCTTGAAGGCGAATACGTCAACATTCGCGAAAGCAGCGCGCAGATGAGCGTGAAGCGCATGGCAAGCCTGATTGAGTACACGACAGCATGGGCTGTTGGTCAGGGTGTCAGATTTACCGACAGGAGGTATGAATGAGGCGACAGCGACGAAGTATCACCGACATAATCTGCGAAAACTGCAAATACCTTCCAACGAAACGCTCCAGAAATAAACGCAAGCCAATCCCAAAAGAATCTGACGTAAAAACCTTCAACTACACGGCTCATCTGTGGGATATCCGGTGGCTAAGACATCGTGCGAGGAAATGACAATGGATTATTCACAGTTAAGTGATTTTGAAATTAACGTGGCGGTATTCGAAGCCATTCATAACGGATCACCGGATTACAAAGAAGGTGAGAATGGCGATATGGTGTTTGTCTCATTTGAGGGAGACATTGTAAACGGAGACGCAGTTGAAGTAGAAGTTGAGCGCGGATCCTTTAACCCATGCGCAAACCCAGCAGACGCATGGCCGATTATTGAAAAATACAGGATTAGCATTATCAATCTCGATGAAGACGAGTGGGGTGCACGCGGTGTGGCCTACTGTAAATCTAAGCGAGCTATACATGAAAATCCCCTCCGCGCCGCCATGATTGTCTTTCTCATGATGCAGAGAATCCAATAATGCTTAGCCCATCCCAATCCCTTCAATACCAGAAAGAAAGCGTCGAGCGGGCTTTAACGTGCGCTAACTGCGGTCAGAAGCTGCATGTGCTGGAAGTTCACGTGTGTGAGCACTGCTGCGCAGAACTGATGAGCGATCAGAATAGCTCAATGTACGAGGAAGAAGACGATGGCTAAACCAGCGCGAAGACGATGTAAAAACGATGAATGTCGGGAATGGTTTCACCCTGCATTCGCTAATCAGTGGTGGTGCTCTCCAGAGTGTGGAACCAAGATAGCACTCGAACGACGAAGTAAAGAACGCGAAAAAGCGGAAAAAGCAGCAGAGAAGAAACGACGACGAGAGGATCAGAAACAGAAAGATAAACTTAAGATTCGAAAACTCGCCTTAAAGCCCCGCAGTTACTGGATTAAACAAGCCCAACAAGCCGTAAACGCCTTCATCAGAGAAAGAGACCGCGACTTACCATGTATCTCGTGCGGAACGCTCACGTCTGCTCAGTGGGATGCCGGGCATTACCGGACAACTGCTGCGGCGCCTCAACTCCGATTTGATGAACGCAATATTCACAAGCAATGCGTGGTGTGCAACCAGCACAAAAGCGGAAATCTCGTTCCGTATCGCGTCGAACTGATTAACCGCATCGGGCAGGAAGCAGTAGACGAAATCGAATCAAACCATAACCGCCATCGCTGGACTGTCGAAGAGTGCAGGACCATCAAGGCGGAGTATCAACAGAAACTTAAAAAACTGCGAAACAGCAGAAGTGAGGCTGCATGAATATCTACGAAAGAATTGATGGCAGCAAATACCGAAATATTTGGGTAGCTGGCGACCTGCACGGATGCTACACGAACCTTATGAACAAACTGGATACGATTGGATTCGACAACAAAAAAGACCTGCTTATCTCGGTGGGCGATTTGGTTGATCGTGGTGCAGAGAACGTTGAATGCCTGGAATTAATCACATTCCCCTGGTTCAGAGCTGTACGTGGAAACCATGAGCACATGATGATTGATGGCTTATCAGAGCGTGGAAACGTCAATCACTGGCTGCTTAATGGCGGTGTCTGGTTCTTTAATCTCGATTACGACAAAGAAATTCTGGCTAAAGCTCTTGCCCATAAAGCAGAAGAACTTCCGTTAATCATCGAACTGGTGAGCAAAGGTAAAAAATATGTCATCTGCCACGCCGATTATCCTTGTGACGAATACGAATTTGGAAAGCCAGTTGATCATCAGCAGGTAATCTGGAACCGCGAACGAATCAGCAACTCACAAGACGGGATCGTGAAAGAAATTAAAGGCGCGGACACGTTTATCTTTGGTCATACGCCAGCAGTGAAACCACTTAAATTTGCCAACCAAATGTATATCGATACCGGCGCAGTGTTCTGCGGAAACCTCACATTGATTCAGGTACAGGGAGAAGGCGCGTGGGCATAAGAGAACTAAACCTCACCAAAGAACAGCATGAGTGGCTGAATGGCTGGCTTGAACTGTGGGGCGCATGGGTTTATTCAGGTCGTCTGGAAAAGCGCATGAGCAGCGTAATAGCGAAGTTCATGGAGAGCGTAGAGCCGGGAAGAGTTATGACAAGGCCAATGTGCAATGATGATGATGGAATGTTGATTTCTCAGGTCGTCGATTCCGTCATGTGCATTGACAAGAAAGCCTTTGGCATCCTCCTCAGCTACTACGCTCATGGTTCATCTAAGCGAGCAATTGCATCCTACTATCACGCGACTGCAAAGCCACGCAAGATGTGTGGACGTGGTGGCGAGGGATGGAGAAAACCTTCACTGGCAACCTGTAGAAACGAAATTGACGACATCCTGAAAGCATCGTTATTTGTTTTGTACCAGCCAATGCAAAATGCTTTCAAAATGCGTAAACGTGTTGAGAAAGTTAAGCATGTTGCTGTTAAAAGCCTTGACATGCAATTATCCATTTAGCCATAATTAGAAGGTAAGCTGCCGTTAGTGACTCTTAAGTTGCAACGGTGGCTTTTTTTATTTGGGTCAGTCGTATAAAGGTGATTACGGAAGGCTGTTAACCTTCTTATCGTGGTTCGAGTCCACGCTGTCCCGCCAAACATGCTGTTTTAGCTCCAATGGTAGAGCGGTCGCCTTGTAAGCGAATGGGTAGCGGTTCAAGTCCGTTAAACAGCACCATAACTGAGCCGTAGCCACTGGCTATCCTGAATTCATCAGTGATAGTTACGCTGCGGCCTTCTACACATGACCTTCGTGAAAGCGGGTGGCAGGAGGTCGCGCTAACAACATCCTGCCGTTTTGCCCGTGCATATCGGTCACGAACAAATCTGATTACTAAACACAGTAGCCTGGATTTGTTCTATCAGTAATCGACCTTATTCCTAATTAAATAGAGCAAATCCCCTTATTGGGGGTAAGACATGAAGATGCCAGAAAAACATGACCTGTTGGCCGCCATTCTCGCGGCAAAGGAACAAGGCATCGGGGCAATCCTTGCGTTTGCAATGGCGTACCTTCGCGGCAGATATAATGGCGGTGCGTTTACAAAAACAGTAATCGACGCAACGATGTGCGCCATTATCGCCTGGTTCATTCGTGACCTTCTCGACTTCGCCGGACTAAGTAGCAATCTCGCTTATATAACGAGCGTGTTTATCGGCTACATCGGTACTGACTCGATTGGTTCGCTTATCAAACGCTTCGCTGCTAAAAAAGCCGGAGTAGAAGATGGTAGAAATCAATAATCAACGTAAGGCGTTCCTCGATATGCTGGCGTGGTCGGAGGGAACTGATAACGGACGTCAGAAAACCAGAAATCATGGTTATGACGTCATTGTAGGCGGAGAGCTATTCACTGATTACTCCGATCACCCTCGCAAACTTGTCACGCTAAACCCAAAACTCAAATCAACAGGCGCCGGACGCTACCAGCTTCTTTCCCGTTGGTGGGATGCCTACCGCAAGCAGCTTGGCCTGAAAGACTTCTCTCCGAAAAGTCAGGACGCTGTGGCATTGCAGCAGATTAAGGAGCGTGGCGCTTTACCTATGATTGATCGTGGTGATATCCGTCAGGCAATCGACCGTTGCAGCAATATCTGGGCTTCACTGCCGGGCGCTGGTTATGGTCAGTTCGAGCATAAGGCTGACAGCCTGATTGCAAAATTCAAAGAAGCGGGCGGAACGGTCAGAGAGATTGATGTATGAGCAGAGTCACCGCGATTATCTCCGCTCTGGTTATCTGCATCATCGTCTGCCTGTCATGGGCTGTTAATCATTACCGTGATAATGCAATCGCCTACAAAGAACAGCGCGATAACAAGGCCAGTGAACTGGAGAAGGCGAACGCCACCATTACTGACATGCAGCAGCGCCAGCGTGATGCTGATGCACTCGATGATAAATACACGAAGGAGTTAGCTGATGCGAAAGCTGAAAATGATGCTCTTCGGCGCAAGCTTGATAATGGTGGTCGGGTGCTCGTCAAAGGAAAATGCCCTGTGCCATCCTCAGCCGAAACCTCCGGCGCCTCCGGCATGGGCAATGATGCCACCGTCGAACTCTCTCCAGTTGCTGGACGAAACGTTCTCGGTGTCCGGGACGGAATTATCCGCGACCAAACTGCACTGAGAACGCTTCAGGAATACATCAGGACGCAATGCCTTCGATGATAGCGATAATTTTACTCATCATCCTTCACATCTGGCTCTGTAGACAGGGTGGTGCTCACTTCTGGAGTGAATCCAGATTAAACATCTCATTGCTGATGCTTGAAGTTGAGCATCTGGCGCGCGGTAAGGGGCTGCGTTGAGATAAGAGCCAGTTCATTACAAAGCCTATCTACGGGTGGGCTTGATAATGAAACCGGAATTTATTCTGGGCAACCAGTTACGGCAGTACAGCGAAACAACCCAAGCCAGAAAGTGGGGAAATAACACTGGCAGCCACTGAAAGATGAACCTCCTGCCTTATGGCAAAAAAAGATTCTTTGTGGTGGCGGACTGATGGAAAGACATCCTAATCAAGCAACCACTCCACAGGGTCATAATTATGAACGACCAGCAAATCGAAAAAGAAATCGTTGAGAAAGGCAAAACCGCTCCGCGAGTTACGCCTCAATATATCGAAAGCATCATTCTTGAAGAGCATTTCTTTACTGCTTATGACGGCATTCGTGCTGCCAATATGGGCGTTGGCGATTCATGGACAGCGCATAAATCTACAGACCTCCTGACTTTCTGCGTACTGGTGCTGAAGAATGGCTTCACCGTCACCGGAGAGAGTTCCTGTGCAAGTCCGGAAAATTTTGATGCAGAAATTGGTCGGAAGATTGCCCGGCAGAATGCTGTAAACAAAATCTGGATGCTCGAAGGTTACTTGCTGAAGCAGAAGCTAAGCGAACAGTAGTTATTACAAAAGCCATTCCCTACAGAGTGGCTTTGATAATGGCTTATACCCTACACGGGATAACTTAACTTATATCCCTTTTAACGGATAAACGGAGCCAGCAATGGCAGAGATTATTCCCATGACTGAAGAACAGAAATTCCAGTTAGAGATTTATAAACTGGTCATGAACCAGAACGCAGCCGCAGAGGAAGCATTTCAGTTCATTGGCACTGACGAACTGAAGCTTGAGCTATTCAAAATTCACTTCCAGTCAGGCGGCGCTAATTCAGATATCACGACCCGCACTATCGAAGCGGTGCGTAAATCGAAGGAAGCGTTAGACCTGTTCACTACCGGAGCATGATGCTCAACCTGAAATAACAAATAAGTGAGATGAATATGGCAGCACTCAACATGCTGCCTTTTATCGTTGATTAGTTTAACCGCGAGCTTCACGACCGTTTTCGTCTTCAGGCACACGGAAACGCCAGTACTTATCTGGCTTAACCCAAACAACACTTTCACCGCTATCAACCCTGAATTTATTAATCACTTTTGTTGATAGCGCTTGGTTGCCATCCGCATTTTCTTTGAGGTGCTGCTCGTTATGTTGTTTAACGAGATAATCCACAACATCCTGCTGATAAAGGCAACCATCTGTTGATAAAACGGACATCATCCATGATGAAATATCATCAAGAGTTAAGGTTGGTGTGTTTGGGACTATGGCTTTGGGGTAACGCGCTCAAGAGATTCCGGTTTGAAATATCCTTGCTCAAGCTTCTTGCCAGCAAACCATTGACAAAGAAAAGAGTTACCGTGGGTAGATGAAAATGACCTGATAGTCATGTCAGGTCCGCCTGATTTCAGTTTAACAATGTCACCTGTTTTAAAGTCATCGTTCATAACAATCTCCTTATGGGAAGTAAAAAATGGCACTCACCGACAAGCAAGAAATGTTCTGTCGCGAGTACCTCATCGATTTAAACGCCACGCAAGCGGCTATTCGGGCGGGGTACAGCGCAAAGACAGCTAACCGTACCGCATCCGAAAACATGTCAAAACCTGACATCCAATTCAGAATCGCCGAACTGAAAGCGCAACGCAATGATCTTGTTGGTATTAATGCAGAATATGTGCTTAATCGCCTTATTGAAATCGATCAGATGGATGTGCTCGACATTCTCCTGCAAAACGGTGAGCTAAAACCCATTAAAGACTGGCCTAAGGTATGGCGCACAACGCTATCAGGAATGGATGTCGTGGAGATGGTATCTGCAGATAGCACCGCACTTCTGAAGAAAATCAAATGGCCTGATAAGGTCAAAAATCTCGAACTTCTTGGTAAGCATGTTTACGTTCAGGCGTTTAAAGAACAAGCTTCTCACGAGCTAACCGGCAAAGACGGCGGCGCAATCCAGATTGAAACATCACCAATGAGCACTTTATTCGGAAAATGACCTCGATTAATCCTATCTTTGAACCGTTCATTGAGGCGCATCGCTATAAAGTCGCCAAAGGCGGTCGAGGTAGCGGTAAGTCATGGGCAATTGCGAGACTGCTTGTTGAGGCGGTGCGTCGGCAGCCTGTACGTATTCTCTGCGCTCGTGAGCTGCAAAACAGTATCAGCGATTCGGTAATCCGGCTGCTTGAAGACACCATAGAACGTGAAGGGTATACGGCTGAGTTTGAAATTCAGCGTTCAATGATTCGTCATCTCGGAACGAATGCTGAATTCATGTTCTACGGCATCAAAAACAACCCGACTAAGATTAAATCGCTCGAAGGCATTGATATCTGCTGGGTGGAAGAAGCGGAAGCGGTAACGAAGGAATCATGGGATATCCTGATACCAACCATCCGCAAGCCGTTTTCCGAAATATGGGTGAGCTTTAACCCGAAAAACATCCTCGACGATACCTATCAGCGATTCGTCGTAAATCCTCCCGATGATATTTGTCTGCTGACGGTGAACTACACCGACAATCCGCACTTTCCTGAAGTTCTCCGTCTGGAGATGGAAGAGTGTAAACGCAGAAATCCGACACTGTATCGTCACATCTGGCTTGGTGAGCCGGTAAGCGCAAGTGATATGGCAATCATCAAACGTGAATGGCTTGAAGCCGCAACCGATGCGCACAAGAAACTCGGATGGAAAGCGAAAGGCGCTGTTGTCTCTGCGCATGACCCATCAGATACAGGGCCAGATGCTAAAGGTTATGCATCGCGTCACGGTTCGGTAGTTAAGCGCATTGCCGAAGGTCTGCTGATGGACATCAACGATGGTGCTGACTGGGCTGCTTCGCTGGCGATTGAAGACGGCGCTGACCATTACCTGTGGGATGGTGATGGTGTTGGTGCCGGGCTACGCAGACAGACAACGGAAGCGTTCTCCGGCAAGAAAATCACCGCCACGATGTTCAAGGGCAGCGAATCGCCATTCGATGAAGATGCACCGTATCAGGCCGGAGCATGGGCTGATGAAGTCGTACAGGGCGACAACGTTCGCACTATTGGTGATGTGTTCCGCAATAAGCGAGCGCAATTCTATTACGCGCTGGCTGACAGGCTGTATCTGACATATCGGGCGGTTGTTTACGGTGAGTATGCAGACCCCGACGACATGCTGAGTTTCGACAAAGAAGCGATAGGCGAGAATATGCTGGAGAAGCTGTTTGCAGAACTGACGCAGATTCAGCGCAAATTCAATAACAACGGGAAGCTGGAGCTTATGACTAAGGTCGAAATGAAGCAGAAGCTCGGTATTCCATCTCCTAACCTGGCTGATGCGCTGATGATGTGTATGCATTGCCCGGCATTGGTCCGCGAAGAAACAGAAATATACGTTCCCTCATCCTCCGGTTGGTAAACATGGCAGAGACATTAGAGAAAAAACATGAGCGGATCATGCTCAGGTTTGACCGCGCCTATTCTCCACAGCAGGAAGTGCGCGAAAAGTGCATTGAAGCTACGAGGTTTGCTCGTGTCCCCGGAGGTCAATGGGAAGGAGCAACGGCGGCTGGAACTAAGCTTGATGAGCAGTTCGAGAAGTATCCTAAGTTTGAAATCAATAAGGTAGCAACTGAACTTAACCGCATCATTGCAGAATACCGCAATAACAGAATCACCGTTAAGTTTCGTCCTGGTGACAGAGAGGCAAGCGAAGAGTTAGCCAATAAATTAAATGGTCTGTTCCGTGCTGACTACGAAGAAACTGATGGTGGTGAGGCTTGCGATAATGCATTTGACGACGCTGCTACTGGTGGTTTCGGTTGCTTCCGTTTGACGTCTATGCTGGTCAATGAATACGACCCCATGGACGATCGTCAGCGCATTGCTATTGAACCAATATACGACCCGTCGCGCTCTGTGTGGTTTGACCCTGATGCTAAGAAGTACGACAAATCTGACGCGTTGTGGGCGTTCTGCATGTATTCGTTGTCACCTGAAAAATATGAGGCTGAATACGGAAAGAAACCTCCTGCTTCTCTGGACGTAACGTCTATGACCAGTTGGGAATATGACTGGTTTGATGCAGATGTTATTTACATAGCGAAGTATTACGAAGTTCGTAAAGAGTCTGTTGATGTTATCAGTTATCGACATCCAATCACTGGAGAGATTGCAACATATGACAGTGATCAGGTCGACGATATTGAAGATGAACTGGCAATAGCTGGATTTCAGGAAGTTGCAAGGCGCTCAGTGAAGCGCCGTCGTGTGTATGTATCAGTAGTGGATGGTGATGGTTTCCTTGAGAAACCTCGACGTATTCCTGGTGAGCATATCCCCCTCATCCCGGTTTATGGAAAACGCTGGTTCATTGATGACATTGAGCGTGTCGAAGGTCACATTGCAAAAGCAATGGATCCACAGCGTTTGTACAACCTTCAGGTTTCAATGCTGGCTGATACTGCAGCACAAGACCCCGGTCAGATCCCTATAGTTGGCATGGAGCAAATTCGTGGACTTGAGAAGCACTGGGAGGCTCGCAACAAGAAACGCCCAGCGTTCTTGCCGTTGCGCGAAGTGAGAGATAAATCTGGCAACATTATCGCTGGAGCTACCCCTGCAGGATATACACAGCCTGCGGTTATGAATCAGGCATTGGCTGCATTACTACAGCAAACCAGTGCTGATATTCAGGAGGTTACAGGCGGCAGTCAGGCCATGCAGCAGATGCCAAGTAATATTGCTCAGGAAACGGTTAACAACTTGATGAACAGAGCAGATATGGCTTCGTTTATCTATCTGGACAATATGGCGAAAAGTCTTAAACGCGCTGGTGAAGTATGGCTGTCAATGGCGCGTGAAGTGTACGGTTCAGAACGTGAAGTGCGCATCGTTAACGAAGATGGAAGTGATGATATCGCTGTCCTGAGCGCACAGGTTGTTGACAGGCAAACAGGGGCTGTTGTTGCGTTAAATGACCTTTCTGTCGGTCGATACGATGTGACGGTTGATGTTGGACCAAGCTACACAGCACGACGTGATGCAACGGTTTCTGTACTGACAAATATCCTTAGCTCTATGCTTCCAACAGACCCAATGCGCCCGGCAATTCAGGGTATTATTCTGGACAATATCGATGGCGAAGGCCTTGATGACTTCAAAGAGTACAACCGAAACCAACTGCTGATATCTGGTATTGCAAAACCACGCAATGAGAAAGAGCAGCAGATTGTTCAACAGACGCAAATGGCAGCACAAAGCCAGCCAAATCCTGAAATGGTTCTCGCTCAGGCGCAAATGGTAGCAGCGCAGGCAGAAGCGCAAAAAGCAACTAACGAAACTGCTCAAACTCAAATCAAAGCATTTACTGCCCAGCAGGATGCGATGGAGAGTCAGGCAAACACTGTCTATAAACTGGCTCAAGCCAGAAACATCGATGACAAAGCAGTGATGGAGGCAATACGCCTTCTGAAAGATGTCGCCGAGTCACAACAACAGCAATTCCAGTCACCACCACAGTCACCGGCAGACTTAATGCCGAGTTAACCAGGAGTAATCAATGGAAAACGAACTGATCATCGACGGTCAGGTTATTGACCTGTCTGAAACACAGGAAAATGCAGAAGAAACCATCATCCAAACAGAGTCACAGCCTGAGAATGAAAGCCAGGATGACAACGGAAAAGAGATGGCAACTGATCCTGAAAAAACCGAAGAGACACCAGAAGATTACGCCTTGCGTATTGGTGATGAAGAAATTCAGCTTAACACTGACGATGATGATCACATTGACGGGCAACCTGCACCGCAATGGGTGAAAGATCTTCGCAAAGGCTTCAAAGAAACACAGAAAGAAAACCGTGAGTTGCGCCGCCAGCTTGAGGAAGCATTAGCCAAGCCTGCGGAACATCAGCAACCACAACCAGACGCTATTCCACCAAAACCGACTCTTGAGTCGTGTGATTATGACGAACAGGCGTTTGAACAGGCATTGACTGATTGGCATGAGAAAAAAGGCCGTGTCGAACAGCAGCAGCAACAAAAAATACGTCAGCAACAGGAATACCAACAGCGTTTCCAGCAAAGGGTAGAAGCGCATAAACAACGGGCAGCCAAACTTCCTGTGAAAGATTATCAGGAAATGGAGGCCATTGTTCTTAGTGAGCTACCACCAATTCAGCAGGAAATCATCATTCACTGTGCAGACGAAGGCTCTGAACTACTCGCCTATGGATTAGGTAAGAGCCAGCAATTACGCCAGCGTGTAGCCGCTGAGACAGATCCAATTCGCGCAGCATTCCTCTTGGGGCAGATTAGCAAACAGGTAAGCCTTGCTCCAAAACCAAAGAAAGCCATCAAGCCAGAGCCGGAAGTACGTGGTGGCGGTGCTGATGCGAAACAAGACGAATTCAACAAATTATGCCCCGGCGCAAAAATCGAATAAGGAAAAGATAAATGCCTAACAATCTCGACAGTAACGTCAGTCAAATCGTTCTGAAAAAATTCCTTCCGGGTTTTATGTCAGATTTAGTTCTGGCGAAAACCGTAGACCGTCAGTTGCTGGCAGGTGAAATCAACTCCAGCACTGGCGATAGCGTTAGCTTTAAACGTCCGCATCAATTCTCATCCCTCCGTACTCCCACTGGTGATATTTCAGGGCAAAATAAAAACAACCTGATCTCAGGTAAAGCAACGGGGCGTGTAGGTAACTACATCACTGTTGCTGTTGAATATCAGCAACTGGAGGAAGCGATCAAGCTTAACCAACTGGAAGAAATTCTCGCGCCGGTTCGCCAGCGAATCGTTACCGACCTTGAAACAGAGCTTGCTCACTTCATGATGAATAACGGTGCGTTGTCACTTGGTAGCCCCAATACTCCAATCACCAAATGGTCTGATGTTGCGCAGACGGCATCTTTCCTGAAAGATCTCGGCGTTAATGAAGGTGAAAACTATGCTGTAATGGATCCATGGTCTGCACAGCGACTTGCTGATGCGCAGACTGGTTTGCACGCTTCAGATCAATTGGTTCGTACTGCATGGGAGAATGCGCAGATCCCAACCAATTTTGGCGGCATTCGCGCACTGATGTCTAATGGGCTTGCCTCTCGTACGCAGGGGGCATTTGGCGGAACACTGACAGTCAAAACACAGCCAACTGTTACCTATAACGCAGTTAAAGACTCATACCAGTTCACTGTAACATTGACCGGAGCGACAGCCAGCGTTACAGGTTTTCTGAAAGCTGGTGATCAGGTCAAATTCACCAATACCTACTGGCTGCAACAGCAGACCAAACAGGCGTTGTATAACGGAGCCACACCAATTAGCTTCACTGCAACGGTTACTGCTGATGCTAATTCAGACAGCGGTGGCGATGTGACGGTTACGCTTTCTGGTGTTCCGATTTATGACACTACAAACCCGCAGTACAACTCTGTAAGTCGTCAGGTAGCGGCAGGCGATGCCGTATCTGTAGTAGGCACTGCTAGCCAGACAATGAAGCCAAACCTGTTCTATAACAAGTTCTTCTGTGGACTTGGCTCTATCCCACTGCCGAAACTGCACAGTATTGATTCTGCTGTTGCAACATATGAAGGTTTCTCCATCCGCGTACATAAATACGCAGATGGCGATGCCAACGTGCAAAAAATGCGCTTCGACTTACTGCCTGCATATGTGTGCTTTAACCCTCACATGGGCGGTCAGTTCTTCGGTAATCCGTAATAACAAGGGGCTTCCGCCCCTTTTATGTTTTAAGGAAACAATATGGATCGCATGAGTGTATTCCTTGCCGCAGATAACGAATCCGGGCATGTACAGGCCGTTATCGCAGAAAAAGACTTCCAGTTTTTCGAAAAGTTGGGCTTTGTTGCCTCAGTTGATGAATTGAAACCGACCAGTAAGCGAGGTCGTAAGGCGGCAGACAATGGCAACAGTACTGACAAAGGGTGAGATCGTCCTTTTTGCGCTTCGTAAGTTTGCTATTGCTTCTAATGCATCGCTGACTGATGTTGAGCCGCAATCAATTGAAGATGGTGTAATTGATCTGGAAGATATGATGTCCGAGTGGATGATTAACCCCGGCGACATTGGTTACGCTTTCGCAACTGGAGATGAGCAGCCATTACCAGATGATGAGTCAGGTCTTCCAAGAAAATACAAACACGCAGTAGGCTATCAGTTATTGCTGAGAATGCTATCTGATTACAGCCTTGAGCCAACTCCGCAAGTTCTCAGTAACGCCCAACGCTCATATGATGCCTTGATGACCGACACTCTGGTTGTTCCTTCAATGCGACGACGTGGAGATTTTCCTGTAGGGCAGGGTAATAAATATGACGTGTTCACATCTGACCGATATTATCCAGGCGATCTCCCTCTGATTGATGGCGATATCCCAAACGCATAGGTGAATAAATGCCTATTCAGCAACTTCCGCTTATGAAAGGTGTCGGCAAAGACTTTAGAAACGCCGACTATATCGACTATCTGCCAGTGAATATGTTGGCTACACCCAAAGAAATCCTGAACAGCAGCGGATATCTTCGCTCATTCCCGGGCATTGCCAAACGTTCTGATGTGAACGGCGTATCGCGCGGAGTTGAGTACAACATGGCGCAGAGTGCTGTTTATCGCGTGTGTGGCGGCAAGCTGTACAAAGGAGAAAGTGAAGTCGGTGATGTTGCCGGAAGTGGTCGTGTATCAATGGCGCATGGTCGGACATCTCAGGCTGTAGGCGTTAATGGTCAACTGGTAGAGTATCGCTATGATGGCACGGTTAAAACCGTCTCAAACTGGCCTGCAGATAGCGGATTCACTCAGTATGAGTTAGGTTCGGTTCGTGACATTACGCGCTTGCGTGGGCGTTATGCGTGGTCAAAAGACGGCACTGATTCATGGTTTATCACTGACCTTGAAGACGAATCGCATCCTGACCGTTACAGCGCACAATATCGTGCCGAGTCGCAGCCGGACGGCATCATCGGTATCGGCACATGGCGAGACTTCATCGTCTGCTTTGGTTCATCGACGATTGAATATTTCTCCCTGACTGGCGCAACCACCGTTGGTGCTGCTTTGTATGTCGCACAGCCATCACTGATGGTGCAAAAAGGCATCGCCGGAACTTACTGCAAAACGCCGTTTGCTGATTCCTATGCGTTTATCAGCAATCCGGCAACAGGTGCTCCGTCTGTGTATATCATCGGCTCCGGTCAGGTATCACCAATCGCCAGCGCGAGCATTGAGAAAATTCTCCGCTCCTACACTGCTGATGAACTGGCTGATGGTGTGATGGAGTCTCTGCGATTTGATGCGCATGAGTTGCTGATTATCCATCTTCCGCGCCATGTACTCGTGTACGACGCATCTTCAAGTACCAATGGTCCGCAATGGTGTGCGCTGAAAACTGGACTGTATGACGATGTGTACCGCGCTATCGACTTTATTTACGAAGGCAATCAGATAACGTGCGGCGATAAGCTGGAGTCCGTGACCGGGAAATTGCAATTCGACATCAGCAGCCAGTACGACAAGCAACAGGAACACCTGCTGTTTACTCCACTGTTCAAAGCGGATAACGCCAGAGTGTTCGACCTTGAGGTTGAATCGTCAACTGGCGTTGCGCAGTACGCCGACCGCCTTTTTCTCTCTGCAACCACTGACGGCATCAATTACGGGCGTGAGCAGATGATTGAGCAGAATGAACCGTTCGTTTACGACAAACGCGTTTTGTGGAAGCGTGTCGGGCGAATCAGGAAAAATGTTGGCTTCAAATTGCGCGTTATCACGAAGTCACCTGTCACTCTGTCTGGCTGCCAGATAAGGATTGAGTAATGGCGGATTCGAATCTCAATGTGCCGGTAATCATTCAGGCTACACGGCTCGACACATCAGTCCTTCCACGCAATATCTTCTCGCAGTCGTATCTGCTTTACGTTATCGCACAGGGCACTGATGTTGGTAACGTGGCTAACAAGGCCAACGAGTCCGGGCAGGGCGCTTATGACGCACAAGTCAGGAACGATGAGCAGGATGTGATTCTGGTCGATCACGAAATTCGACTGGCATCAGCTGAAGCGAAGATACAGGACCACGAAACAAGGATCACTAACGCAGAAGCAGCGATAGTCAGCCTTGACTCACGATTAACGACAGCAGAAAACGATATTGATTATCTGACGGATGAAGTTGTCGCCATTCAAAACACGCTCTCAGACCATGAAACGCGCATCGATGCTCTTGAGTATGCCACTACTCGTAAGAAATCAGAGGTTGTTTACTCTGGCGTATCAGTAACCATCCCGACAGCGCCGACTAACCTTGTTAGCCTGCTGAAAACGCTCACGCCGTCATCCGGCACGTTGACACCATTCTTCGACACCGTTAACAACAAGATGCTTGTGTTCAACGAGAACAAAACCTTGTTCTTCAAGCTGTCGATCGTCGGGACGTGGCCCAGCGGAACCGCCAACAGGTCAATGCAGCTAACCTTTTCCGGCTCTGTTCCTGACACACTGGTAAGCAGTCGCAACTCGGCGACAACAACCGATAACATCTTGTTAGCTACGTTCTTCAGCGTGGATAAAGACGGCTTTCTTGCCACAAATGGCAGTACGTTAACCATTCAGTCAAATGGTGCGGCGTTTACTGCCACAACCATCAAGATAATCGCGGAGCAGTAATGATTCAGTTCAAACCAACGCGAAACATCGACCTGATAGAAGCAGTCGGAAATCACCCTGACATTATTGCCGGAAGCAACAACGGTGATGGATACGACTACAAGCCTGAATGCCGTTACTTTGAGGTGAACGTGCACGGGCAGTTTGGCGGCATTGTTTACTATCAGGAGATTCAGCCGCTGACATTCGATTGCCACGCCATGTACCTGCCAGAGGTTCGTGGATTCAGCAAGGAAATCGGGCTGGCGTTCTGGCGATACATTCTGACTAACACCACCGTTCAGTGCGTCACATCGTTCGCCGCACGCAAATTCCGCCACGGTCAGATGTACTGCGCAATGATTGGCCTTAAGCGTGTAGGAACCATCAAGAAATACTTCAAAGGCGTGGATGACGTAACGTTTTACAGCGCCACACGCGAAGAACTAATCGACTTCCTGAATCACGGGAGATAGCCATGTTATATACATTTAAGCTGGGCAGAAAACTGCGCGGCGAGGAACCTTATTGCCCTGAAAAAGGCGGGAAAGGTGGCAGTTCTGATAAAAGCGCAAAGTATGCAGCAGAAGCTCAGAAGTATGCCGCAGACCTGCAAAATCAGCAGTGGCAGACGATCATGAAAAACCTTGCTCCGTTCACGCCGCTTGCGGAGCAGTATGTTAACCAGCTTCAGAACCTTTCCAGTTTAGAAGGTCAGGGGCAGGCACTTAATCAGTATTACAACTCTCAGCAGTATAAAGACCTTGCAGGTCAGGCTCGTTACCAGAGTCTTGCTGCTGCGGAGGCTACGGGAGGACTTGGTTCGACAGCCACAAGCAATCAACTGGCTACGATCTCGCCGACTCTCGGTCAGTCTTGGTTATCAAACCAGATGAGCAACTACAACAATCTGGCAAACGTTGGGCTTGGCGCGCTGCAAGGTCAGGCAAACGCCGGGCAGACGTACGCCAACAACATGAGCAGCATTGCACAGCAAAGCGCAGCTCTTGCCGCTGCTAATGCCAATAAACCATCAAGTCTTCAGACTGCAATTAGTGGCGGAACGTCTGGTGCGATTGCCGGTGCAGGTCTTGCCAGCCTTTTGGGAACATCAACACCTTGGGGCGCTGGTATTGGTGCTGGTATCGGATTGCTTGGCTCGTTGTTTTAAGGGGTAATCATGGCTACTTGGCAAGGATCAAATGGCGGATTGTTGGCTGGTATCGGCGGCGTCAACTCAAACGCTCCGAGCGTAAATGACATCGGCAATACGCTTCAGCTTATCAGGCAGAACAATGATATTGAGCGTTCAGGCGCTAACAATGCTGGGCTGACTGCTTTGCAAGGCCTTTCAGGTATTGCGGGGGTGTTTCAGCAGGAGAAGCAGGCTCAGCGGCAGAAAGAATTTCAGCAGGCGTACGCTAATGCTTATGCGTCTGGTGATCGCGGTGCTTTGCGTCAGTTGGCTACTCAATATCCAGACCAGATTGAATCCGTTCGTAAAGGCATGGGATTCATTGATGAAGACCAACGTAATTCTATCGGCACCTTAGCGGCTGGCGCACGCCTAGCGTCATCGTCTCCAGAAGCAATGCAATCATGGCTGCAAAACAACGCCGGTGAGTTAGCTCGTGTTGGCGTTAATCCTCATGACGTCGCTCAGATGTACCAACAGAACCCGCGGCAGTTCGGCGAATTTGTCGATCACCTGGGGATGAACAGTCTCGGACCCGAAAAATACTTTGACCTACAGGATAAAATGCAGGGTCGCCAGGTTACCATGCGCGGTCAGGATCTGGATTCGCAAACCGCCGCTCGGAATCAGGCAATCACAATGCGCGGGCAAGATATCCAGGCGAATTTAGGTCAGCAGCGCATTAATCTGGACGCAGAAACAAACCGCATTAACAACGAAAATAAGCGCCTTGACCGGATGCTATCAGCAGAAACTAACGACCTGAAGCGCCAGGAAATACAGAGCCGCATAGCAGCCAACAACCAGCAGTTGCAGCAGAAGCAGCAAGCGCTAAATGATGGCTACAAAGACGGCATCAACACCCTCACAACCAGCATGTTCACTCTGAACGATATCGTTAGTTCTCCTTCACTTAAGAGCATTACAGGCTTACGTGGAGTAATCCCCAACATTCCAGGCTCACAGGCTGCAGACACTCAGGCACGACTTGATACCTTTAAATCCCAAGCATACCTGACAGCGGTTCAGGCCATGCGAGGCATGGGCGCACTTTCTGATGCCGAGGGCAAAAAGCTCGACCAGGCTGTTGGTTCGCTGCAGAACTCGCAGAGCGAGGAGTCCTTTCGACGCAACGCTGGCGTCATCCTGAACACGCTCAACCAGAAGCGTAATGAGGCGGTTGGTAAGTACGTTCAGCAAAACGGTATCAAGCGAGTGGAAGCGCCTCAGGCTTCTATAGATTACCTGAAGCAGCACCCCGAGCTGTCAATCGACTTCATTAATCGCTACGGATATCTTCCATCTTTGGGGCAGTAAATGGCTAATTACCGTGATTTGTTAGAGCAGGCTGGCGCACGTTACGGTGTGCCAGAAGGGTTGATGACTGCACTGGGTGCCAAGGAGTCTTCTTACAACCCTGCCGCAGTAAGCTCCGCCGGGGCTGTAGGATTGACTCAGGTCATGCCTGGGACATGGCGTGATATGGGTTATACCGATGAGCAAATGCAAAACCCCGAATATCAGGCTGACGCTGGCGCGCGCTATCTGGCAAAGATGTACCAGCAGTTTGGTAACTGGCGTGACGCTCTTCAGGCTTATCACGACGGTCCAGGCAACGTTATGAAGGCAAAGCGTGGTGAATATACGCCAGGACCTGAAGGCCGCGGTTACGTTGATGATCGCTTTGCTCAATGGGCGGGTGACCCGGTGACAGACTCAACAGTCGAACAGCGCGCCACCTCTGCAAAGGTACATCCTCAGCAAGACCCTAACAACCCGTTTGCACAACTGGAAGCACAGTCATCCGAACAAGTATCGGCATCAGGCGTGCAGTCAGACCCAAATAATCCATTTGCTCAGATTGAGCAGCAGGCAGCCAGTCAGCAGCCACCTCAACCCGTAAGTTCTGTCGCACCGAAACCTGTTCAGCAGCAAGGCGGAATAATGTCTGACCTTGGTAATGGACTTGCTGAAACCGGGAGAGGCTTACTACAGGCAGGAATCAACGTAGCGAACATACCTGCTGAACTCACTGATGCTGTAACAAGCGCGGCGGCTTGGGCTGGCGGTAAACTCGGCATTGGCGATGGTACATATCAACCAGCGCCACGAGTAACAACGCAGGGATTAGAGCAGGACTTTGGCATTCAGCAAGGCGCGCTGACTCCACAAACGACAGAGGGAAGGGTATTTGCTGAAGCATTGCCTTACCTCACTCCTGCTGGCGTTGAGAGAGCGGCAACACAGGCACCAACACTTGCTGGTCGAATTGCTCAGGGGGCAACTCGCCTTCTGGCAGAAAACGCAGTTGGATCACTTGCTGCAAATAGTGCGAAAGATGATGCGGAAGCACTCGCTACCGATTTAGGTGTTGGCGTTCTGGCAGGCGGCGCTATTAACGCTGCTGGACGTGGATTAGGTGCTGCTTATCGTGGCGTTCGCGGTGCTATTGCGCCAGAAGCGCAGCAAGCTATCAGATTTGCAGAGCGTGAAGGCGTTCCTCTGCACACCACAGACATGTTACAACCCACTTCCCGCGTCGGAAAAATGGCGCAGACTACAGCAGAAAATATCCCTCTGGCTGGCACAAGCGGAATGAGAGCAACGCAACAGGAAGCGAGAAGCCAGTTGGTGCAGAGATTTGCTGATAAATTCGGTGAGTATGATCCAGCGGTTGTTATTGACAGCCTTAAAGCGAAAACATCAGGAATTCGTCGTGCTGCAGGGAACCGTCTTGAGCAGGTTCAGAATGCTATGGCTGGAGTCAATATCCAGCCTGCGCGAGCAATTCAGCAGATTGATACAGAAATATCTAACCTGCAGAAGCTTGGTAAGGTTGCTGATAACGAGACTATTTCAAAACTTCAGTCATATCGTGATGAGCTTGTTCGCAATGCTGGTCCTGATGGTCCGGTAAATCTGGATTTGAAGCAATTAAGCGACCTGCGCAGCCAGTTCAGAATGGACGTGAAGGGTGAGCGACCAGTGTTACCAAACCGTTCCGATGCCGCAATTCAGCGCGTTTACAAGGCAATGACCGACGATATCAATGGTGCCATTGGTCAGAATCTTGGCAACGATACTCTCCGTAAATATCAGCAGGCCAATGCCGTCTACGCTGACGAAGCGGCGAAACTAAAGAATACCAGGCTGAAGAATGTTCTCATGAAAGGCGACCTGACGCCGGAAGTTGTCAATAATATGCTATTCAGCAAGAACAAATCTGAAATTAAGACGCTGTATAACTCAGTTGGTCGTGTTGGCAGGGCGCAAATGCGCAATGGCATCATTGGAAAGGCGATGGAGAAATCAGGTGGTTCCCCTGATCAGTTCCTTCGACAGCTTAACATCCTGCAAAACCAGACTGGCATCACATTTAAGGGGCAGGACGCTGCTTATCTGAAAGGATTGAAAAACTACCTGCAATCCACGCAGCAGGCTGCAAAAGCGGCAGTAACAACACCAACAGGGCAGCAAACCATCCCGTTCATTATCGGGTATGGGACAGCAATGAACCCGGCGACAACTGGCGCAGCGGTAAGCTACGGACTTCTTACTCGCGCCTATGAGAGCGAGCCATTCAGAAATGCAATGCTCCGAATGGCAAACACACCACGCGGATCAACAGCGTTTGAGAAAGCCATGCAGCAGGCGCAAAAGGCCATTAACACCCTGACTCAGGGTACCAAGTCTGATGCGTTGTCAGAATAGCTTCGCAAACACCAGGAACGTGCAAAAACCAAATATGTAGAACGCAATATTCAGCATATCTCTTTGCATAAATCCTCCGTAACTGATGGTTAACTGCTGTCTTTTTTATATAGCTCCTTGAGCGTATCAAAGACAATTTTCTTAACCATATCAGATTGTTGTTCTGCCATACGCTCTGCATCGTCAATGTAAACTGATGCAGAGCTTTGTTTAGCCAATGATTCTTCAATCGCTGCAATTATCTCTGAGTTCAGCGACCTGTTATTCATTTTCGCGCGCTGTTTAATTTTCGCGTGGAGTTCATGCGGAAGTCTCAAGTGAAACTGCGCCTCGTCGTATTTGCTGTACATCATTGATGCCTCACCAGTTGGGTGGAATGGCATCGTAACCTACTGGATAAATACTCAATAGTACCATTTCGGTATGCAATCACATCATGGTTGCATCATATCATTCGTCTGGAGCAATGAAATGTCAGATATCACCGCAAATGTTGTGGTAAGCATGCCTTCGCAACTCTTCACTATGGCTCGTTCTTTTAAAGCCGTAGCCAATGGTAAAATTTATATCGGTAAAATTGACACTGACCCGGAAAACCCTGAAAACCAGATTCAGGTTTATGTGGAGAACGAAGACGGCTCTCACGTTCCTGTTTCGCAACCAATCATCATTAACGCTGCTGGTTACCCTGTATATAACGGACAGATTGCCAAGTTCGTAACTGTGCAAGGCCACTCTATGGCTGTTTATGATGCATATGGTGTGCAGCAGTTCTATTTTCCTAATTTACTGAAGTATGATCCTGATCAGTTGCGAGTTGATATTTCATCAAACAATGGAGATAAGATTGTCGGGAGCACATATGGTGGTAATGTTTATAGCGATTACATGCCATATGTATACAAAAAATCTGGAGATATGTCAGTTGGCGGAGTGATATTAAATAAATACGAATCATTCAAATATTCAGATGGAATGTATTATTCATATATAGGAAATATACCAATTGATGGTTATATAGTTACGCCAGGCTCCACTCCAGACTCAACATGGGTGTGTGTTGGATTTCTTTCTGGGTATTCAGTAGATGACCCAAGAAATTACGGAGCAAAACCATGCGATTCAACATTCGACAGCTCTGATGCACTGGATTTGTGGAGAGATAGTATAATCAAGAGAAATCGCAAAACAACTTACTCAACTGATAGAGAAGATCCAAACATGTACAATTTGGGTGGCACTGTTTTTGATATGACTCAGGGCACCTACTATGTATCACGTCCATTTACAATAACAGATTGTTTGAATTTTTCTATGTTGAATCCATCTCTTTTAGCAATTGGAGCATTTCCTTCGACAGAACCTGTTCTAGATTTTCGTAAAGTTAACGGCTCTAGACCAATTGAAAACATCGTGGTATTTAATCCTAATATCGATGCTAACTGGAAAGCTTCCGGCGCAATTAGGGTTTATGATGACTTTTTGAAAGTGACTATATGGGGAGGTCTACTGACAAGATACTTGCGTTATGGATTAAAGACTGAACCAAATGACTCACAGCCACATGAATTAAATGTGGGAAAAACTTTTATATTTCAACAACCAGATTGGAATGCTTCTTACCCAACTAACGTTACAGATGGCGTTGGCTTGGATATCAACAACTATGATAATAACTTCTCAGACTTAGTTATTGGTTCACAGTATGCAGATGTTATGTATTTACGTAAAGGAGCAAATTCTTTTAGTAATAGTCATTTTTATCCAAATCAGTCTGCTGATAGCGCAAAAGGGCGTGTGGTTATAATGTCTAACGCAGATATTTTTGTTGGATGCTATTTCGATGGATGCTTAATTGAATCAAACTCAGACGGTGCGAGATTTACTGTTAGCTCATGCAACTGGTTAGTACCTGAACATGGAGTTGCAATAAATCTTATATCAAATCCGTTTCAGGTTAAGATAACAGGTTGCAGATTCCGTAATACAACGGGAACTGTAATGCCACTTAGCGTTATTCGCATGAAGACCATAGCAGAAGGAAGATCATCCAGGCCAGATATAAGAAACAACTTTTCTGAAGGTTGCCAATCTATATCAACATCAGGTAGGGAGTTTTTCACACTAACAGTATCTGGATCGTCAAGGGTTGTAACAAGAGCAATACCAGATCAATTCCAGCCAGCAAATACAGTATCAATTCAGGAGGTAGCAGCAAACACAAACGATGATACATGGCTTATAAAAGCTAGATTAATTAGTTCAAGCCAAGTAAGGATCAGGCCATACAATATGGATACAGGGTGGTCATCACAAGCAACGTATTCAGGTCAGGTTGTACTTATTTATAATTCAGAAAATGACATGTAAATCAGCTCAGAAATAATTGGATACACCACCATATATTATGGTGGTGTGTTTTATGGTTTATTTTGTTTCTTTTATAAAACCGCCAGTAAGAAATAAATATATTGAAGGAAATTTACTCTTGACAAACAATGAAAACGAAATGCTTACAATAAATGTAATCACAAGAATAGCCATCCCGTTATATTCATGAGCAACCCTAAACACCTTTGATATTAAAACTATAAATAGTGGGTGAATAAGATATATGACGATAGAATCATCTCTTCCTATCCTTGATAGAACAGTCTCTTTTGTGCTTTGTGATCTTATAGATAACATTAGTATTATTATAGCAGTAATAACAGAAAATAAAGGTAGTTCTCTTATATTGGCAAGTGAACCATATATTGATTTGTATATTAGAATCTCAATCACGGAAAAAACCACGGAAGCTAGCATACATAAAATCAATAAATTCCCGTTAGATTTTATAATTATGTCTTTCTTAGTGTATAAGTAATACCCTATATATATTGTTGGTATTGATAGAATAGTTCTTGTTGATTCATATATATCATGTGAGAAGTAGGCGGTACCAAAGAAATCAACGCACCATATTATAAATATAATAAGTATACTTAAAGATATTCCAAAATTTTCTGAAACATTTTCTATCATGTAACTTACTGAAATCATACCTATTAAGATTGAAGGCAAGAACCACAAATGGAAATAAGACCCACCGATAAAAATAAATGGATCTATGATGCTTATAATTGATGAATACCCATCTTTATAGTTCAAAGTTAGTTGAAAAATAAAGAACAGTACGCTAAATATTAGTGTTATATATGTTATCCTAGTAAGTCTTAATAGTAGTTTTCTTTTGTTTTGGCATGATAAAAAATATCCTGTAACCAGGAAGAAGAATGGCACAGCCCATCGCGATACACCTCTAAATACCTCTGTAAATAATTCTCCTTGTTGCGGGTACCCACCTATATGAACAGCTATTATAAAAAAGCACGCTACAAACCTCATAGTATCTATGCTATAATTTCTCAT